CCAGGCTGCTGATGGTGACGCTCCCATTGGTTCTGGACTAGATTGTCTTTATCAAAATATTGCTCTTGAAGCACTTACACAGCCAGGCGATGTTTTCTATGATTTGGATTTTGGCTGGGGGCTTTATGATTTCATCCAATCCGAAGATTCTGAATTAATACGCCTTGAGATTACAGAGCGGGCAAAGATGAAACTGAAAAAACGTGAGGTTATCATTCAAGAAAGCATCAGGGTTAGGATTGAATATGATGACGATAGCTTTTTGCTTTATTGCCAATTTACGTTTAATGAAGAAAATGAACCGCGAAACCTAAACATTATTATCGGTGCGGTTACAGTGGAGGTTAATGCAGTATGATTGATAAAGAGATCCTTAATACTGTCCTTCCGGTTCCAGACCTTATGGATTTAAAAGATGAAAAAATCGCAGAGTTGAAAGAGGATGGATTTGTAATAACAAACTTTCATTCCGGCGGAGTATTCTACACGATACTTATGATTGTGCTTCGCATAAAGATCGAACTTATTCAGCTTGCCCGGACAATCTTAAACAACATGTTTGTTTCCCATGCCTCAGGTGTGTGGCTTGATTTAAAGATGGCTGATTACTCTAAAAAGCGCAAAAAGGCACAGAAAACGCAGGGTGTTATCACGGTAAGCCGTCTGGATGCAGAGGGAGAAGCCGTAAAAATTCAAAAAGGGCACGTATTTAAGACCGTGAGGGATATTAATGGGGATGAGCTCCGGTTCTTTTCCAGCAGCGCGATTGTACTTCAAAAGGGAGCCATATCCGTGGATGTGCCTGTAGAGGCAGAAATGGAAGGAATCCGCTATAATGTGCCTGCGGGACAGATTACCCGAAGCCTTACCTATCTTGGAAATATCAGCATAACGAATAATAATGACTGGATAACGCAGGAGGGAAGCGATATGGAGGATGATGAAAGTGCCAGAACACGGACGCTTAGGTCATGGGCGGAACTGGCGCAGCGGGCAACCGAAGACAGCTTTATCAATGCTGCGGAAAGCGTTCCTGGTGTTTTATTTGCGCAGGCGGATTGCAGCCATCCCCGAGGCCAAGGAACCGTCGATGTCATTGTAACAGGAACCGCAGGAGAAGCAACCGAGGGCCTTCTTGAAGCTGTGCGGGTGGAAGTGGAGAAAATCGCAGGGCCTTATGATAACCTTTTGGTTAAGTCATCCGTTACTGTGCCACAGGACATTGCAATTACGGTCACTACTGCCGATACATCCGCAGATGAAGAAATCAGCCTTTACATTACGACTATTCTTACCGAACTGCTGACTGTCCGAAAAGGAAGAAAACTTTATGAGTTAAACCTTTCTGACATCAACCATGCAATCCGAAGCCGGTACAGCAGCGCAACGAATGTCACAATCACCGTTCCAGAGCAGGATATTAAACTGGAAAAAGATAAAGTGATTATTCTTGGAGATGTCACCATAACCATCAGACGGGAGTGAACGTTCGGAAAAACATCTATCTGCATTTGTATAGAAACAAGCACAGAATCGAGGAAAAGATGAAGCAATTTGACCAGTTTGGCGACTATATGTTCGACCTGTTATTTGCTCCTTTAAAAAGAGGGAAACGGGCGGTTAATCAGTTCCATATTTTTTTCAAGGTTATTGGACGTGAGTTTGATGATATAAAAGAGGTATTCTTTCGAGTGAGGGATGAAGCAAATGTTATCAGTGCTTCTCCGGTAATGCTTTCTGTATATGGCCAAGATCGGGATATGCCGCGTCTGCCGGAAGAAGATACCGAAAGCTATCGCACTCGCCTTTCCATGAAAGCCCTTATTGCCAGAATGGCTGGGACAAGAGAAGGGATACTTTTAGGCTTGGCAGCGCTTGGATATAGAAGCTGTGATATTAAACCGCTTGTTTACAGAGATCCGGAAAGATGGGCAGAATTCCTTGTCCAAATCCATTGCAGCCTGGATGATTCCATGCCCGTCAGCAGCATGATTAAAAAGGTAGTGCGAGAACTAAAACCGGGAAGTGCGAAGGATAACTATGGCATTGATTTTTCCACAACCCAGGAAGTTAAAATTGTATACAGCAATCAGATCATTTTCTCCGCCGTGTTTTACCCCCAGTTTAATCTTCCAGAACTTCTCCTGGACGGAAGCTGGGATCTGGACGGGAGCAAAACTCTTGATGGATATGACGGAGATGGAAGGATAGACCTTTATCCGGTGGAAATGGGGTTCCAGGTAAAGGTAAATGAAGTGCTGCTGGAAAAAACAGGGATTATTTTTTTGCTTGAATCCAGTCACGAGATGGCAAGTGAACAGGAAATTAAGATACAGGCTTCGGTAGTTCATCATGGAGCAAGCAAAGAAAGCATTACCATACAGACAGAAGCAGAAGTCAACGTCGGGACGGGAGAAATTTTGATGGAGAATCAAAACTTTCTTGATGGCATCTGGGAACTGGATGGAAGCAGGGAATTAAACGGCGGAAGTTATCAGTGGTGAATCTTAGAGATAAGTCATAACTGGTATTTCTAAAATGAAGGAGGTTTATATTTATGGATAATGCAGGTGTAACCACTGTCACAGGACGGAAAAAACTGTGCAGAGCCCATGCCGGGGACATAACACTTCCGGCAATAACGAAGATGGCTTGGGGAAATGGCGGAGTTGATGAAAGTGGGCAGCCGATTACTACGACAGGAAATGAAATTGGGCTGTATAATCAACTTTTGGTGAAGGATATTGAATCCCATGAATACAATGAAGACCAGACAACTTGTCTGTATAAGGCTACATTGGAAGCTGGGGAACTGGATGGGGAGGAAATATCCGAGATGGGACTGATTGATGCAGATGGGGACTTGGTGGTATACAGAAGCTTCGGACGCAAGTTTAAGGACGCAGATATTCCACAGACTTACCAAATAAGTGAGATTTTCCGGGCAAAATAAGAGGGGTAAAATATAGATGGAATTTATAGATGTTAAAGAAACGCCCGAGTTTTCTTTAAAAGTAATAAAATGGAACAGAAAGACAAAAGCAAGCGGCGAAGAGATGGCGAAAGAAGTCATTGAACCGATGCTGAACAATGATAATTATTTGAACATACATAAAGCAGATGTCAACCATACTCATGATGATATGACGGCGGCAACGGCTGACAAGAATGGCAAAGCTGGTCTGGTGCCAGCACCAGATGCAGGGAGTGCTGACCGCTATTTAAGGTCCGATGGTACCTGGCATAAGCCGCCAAACGATAACACTACTTATGGAAACATGAGCGGCGCAACTGCAAGCGCAGCCGGTAAAGCAGGATTAGTGCCCGCACCAGCGAAAGGGAACGCTGACCGCTATTTAAGATCCGATGGTACGTGGCAGAAACCGCCAGACACGAATACGACCTATGGTGCCGCTACCCAGAGCGCAGCCGGACTAATGAGCGCAGCGGACAAGAAGAAACTGGATGAGGTGGCTTCAGGGGCAAATGTTACGCCATCAGGGCTAATGAGCGGGTATGTGAGAACGGGGCGGAAGGCGGGGACGACGATCGGACAATATGCTACAGCGTCAGGAAACGACACAACGGCTTCCGGATATGCTGCTCATACAGAAGGAGAGAGTACGACAGCATCTGGTGAACGTTCTCATGCAGAAGGACATAGTACAACTGCGTCAGATTTGAGTGCTCATGCCGAAGGAACCGGTTCAGAAGCAACAGGACGATATTCTCATGCGGAAGGGGGAACTACTATAGCTTCAAGCAGTGCCTCTCATTCAGAAGGATGGTATACAACAGCATCGGGGCCACATTCTCACTCGGAAGGAAAAGAAACAACAGCATCAGGAGAGAATTCTCATGCTGAGGGAAACAACACAACAGCATCAGGTAATAATTCTCATGCTGGAGGGAGTGGCACAATAGCATCATCTTATGCGCAAACAGCTATAGGTTATTATAATGTGCAATATGGTACAAGCGCAAATTCAATCAACTCATATTTTATTGTTGGAAATGGAAGTTCTTCTGCTCGCTCCAATGCTTTTCGCGTTCATTATGATGGTGCAGCATATGGAAAAAAAGCTTATAATACCTCTGGTGCCGATTATGCGGAATATTTTGAGTGGTTGGACGGAAACCCAGAAACTGAAGACCGACGGGGCTATTTTGTAACCCTCAACGGAGATAAAATCCGCATAGCCAATTCGACGGATGATTATATTCTCGGTGTAATATCTGGGCGACCATCTGTTATCGGTAATTCTGACCCAGACGACTGGCACGGGCATTTCCTTGTTGATGATTTTGGTGATTTTATTATAGAAAAAGTCATCGAAAAGCGAAAAGAATATCATGTTGAGGAGATAGAAGAAACCTATCTGGATGAGGATGGAACTGAAAAGGTAAGGCTTGTGCCTCAAATAGTAGAAGATGAAATTGAGGTAGAAGTTGATTCCTATGTTTTGAATCCTGATTACGACCCAGACCGACCATACGCCCCACGGTCGGAACGTCCTGAATGGGCGGCTGTAGGTATGCTGGGTGTTCTCCTGGTGCGTGATGATGGAACCTGCCAGGTAAACAGTTACTGCAAGACTACCGATAGTGGCGTAGCTACAGCCAGCGAAACCGGTTGGCGGGTGATTGCACGGATGAATGAGCATCTGGTAAAAATTGTCTTTCGGTAAAAAATCGAGTCCTAATATAGATTTATTATAATCAAACTATATTAGGGCTTTAAACGTGCAATTTCTCATTTATTTTGTCTGTATTTCTCAAAAATCTTGTCCGGCTACAGTTATCGATATGAAGATGTATTCTCTACTGAGAACGGAAATATAACTTTACATAATAGTGTAGTGGCAGTGGCGAAAAATTGTTCTTCCTTATTGATTATATATACATGGTGCTAGCACCATGTGTTAAGGGTAGATAGGGAGAAAAAGGATGTTGTGTTACGCAATAGACGTTTTGAAAGCCTTATTTTGCGAGAACTTTTAACAATAAAATGAACATAGGAGATATTCTGTACTTTTATCATCAAAAACGGCTTTTACTGCGTAACATTTCAAAAATAGGTTGCCAAATTACCGGGATTTGCTATAATAAATGCGTGGCAACATTTTGGCAACAGAAAATCAGCAAGCCATAATAAATGATG